CTGACGTCCAGGCCGCGACGCAACGGCATTACGCGATCACAGAGTATCAATGGGCGCCGCGCATTCTCGGGGTTGACCCTGCGCGCTTTGGCGATGATCGATCGGTCATCTTCCCGCGTCAAGGCATGGTGGCCTTTTCGCCTATCGTCCTGCGTGGCGTGGACAACATGGACCTGGCCTCGCGCGTTGCGGCCAAGATCGCCGAGTGGCAACCGGACGCGGTGTTCGTGGACGCAGGCAATGGCTCTGGCGTGATCGATCGCCTGCGCCAGCTTAAGCATGAAGTCACAGAAGTCTGGTTTGGCGGACGCCCCATTGACGAAGCGTACAAGGACAAGCGCACCGAGATGTGGTGCGGGTTGGCCGAATGGATTAAGCTAGGCGGCGCGATCCCTGATGACGTGGCCCTCAAGCAAGACTTGGCCGCGCCTACCTACGCTTTTACGCAGACCGGCAAGCGCGTGTTGGAAAGCAAGGATGACCTCAAGGCGCGCGGGCTTCCCTCACCCGACCTTGGCGACGCCTTGGCCCTGACCTTTGCCGCGCCAGTGGCGGCTAGAACACGCTTTGAGCGCCAGCGCGATGAGTTGGCCCGGCCCCGATCGCGTGGCGAGTACAACCCCTTGGATATGGTCTGATGGCGATCCCGCGCGAAATTGTGGCCAGTGAGTGGATCGACCGCGCCTGGCCGCTGCTTGAAGAGCACTATGCCGAGTTGGCCACCGTTCCTGATATCATGTTGCTCAAGCCTGACGTCGAGCGCTACCAGACCCTTGAAGCGGCGAAGAACTTGTTTGCTATCGGTATGTTTGACATCCATGGCGATGGCGCCGAAACCCTGGTTGGCTACAGCGTTAACATTGTGTGCACTAACTTGCACTATGGCGACCTTCTAATGTGCCAGAATGACTTGCTCTTTGTGCGCAAGTCACACCGGCGCGGCATGACCGGCATGCGGCTGATTACGGCGACCGAGCGCGCCGCCAAAGAGCGAGGTGTCAAGATGATGCTGTGGCACGCTAAGCCTGGGACAACCCTTGATCGGATGTTGCCGAGGCTTGGATATGGCATTCAAGACGTCATCTATTCGCAGGTGCTGTGATGGCTTTGACCGCTGCTATTGCCTCAGTTGCCGCATCTGGCGCAAGCGTTTACCAAGGCCAGAAGGCTCAGAAGGCCCAACGCCGCGCCGCTAACCAAGCAACGATGCAAGCCGAGATGCAACAGAGCCAGGCCGAGCGCGAGTTCAACCGCGCCAACCAGAAGCGCCCCAACATTGCAGCCCTTGCCGCACGCAATCGCGCCATGAGCGGCGGTGGAGTTGGCGGCACATTCCTTACCGGCACAATGGGTGCGCCTACATCGAGCGGCATGTTGGGCCGCACAAGCTTGCTAGGATCATGATACCCAAGACCGACATGCTGCGCCGCTGGACGGCGCTCCAGACCGAGCGGTCCAGCTGGATCGCCCACTGGCGCGAGCTGTCGGATTATCTGCTTCCTCGCTCGACGCGGTTCTACAAGAGCGACAGAAATAAAGGCACGAAGAAGCACAACGCCATCTTTGACAGCACGGCTTCACGCTCCCTGCGCATCCTGTCAGCCGGCATGATGAGCGGCATGACCTCGCCTGCTAGGCCATGGTTTCGCTTGGCTTTGCCCGATGAAGACCTGATGGACTATGCGCCGGTCAAGTCATGGCTGGCCGAGACGCAAGGGCGCATGCTGAACGTGTTTGCGCGCAGCAACACCTACCTCATGCTCCATGCCTGCTACGAAGAGCTTGGCGCGTTTGGCACGTCGGCATCTGTCATCATGGATGATTATGACGCCCTTATCCACCATTACCAAAGCCCCGTTGGCGAGTTCGCCTTGGCCACGGATTATCGCGGCAACGTTAACACGATTTACCGCGAGTTCGAGAAGACCGTTGCCGAGTTGGTTGCCGAGTTTGGGTATGATCAGTGCTCACGCACGACCCAGGCGCTTTACAACTCAGGCAATCTCGATGCGTGGGTGCCGATCATCCACGGCATAGAGCCCCGCTCTGACCGCGATGCACGCAAGGCCGATGGTAAGAACAAGCCATGGCGCAGCGTCTACTTTGAGCCTGGCCGCGAGGACGCAGGCGACAAGGTGTTGCGCGAGAGCGGCTATGATCGCTTCCCGGGCCTCGCCCCGCGCTGGCACAAAATGCCTGGTGATGTGTACGGCAACAGCCCGGGCATGGAAGCCCTTGGCGACATCAAGCAGCTCCAGCACGAGCAGCTGCGCAAGGCCAATGCCATCGACTATCAGACCAAGCCGCCACTGCAAGTGCCCGCTGGCATGAAAGGGCGCGACCTGGATTACTTGCCTGGCGGCGTGACCTACGTTGATGCGCCCGGCGCGCAGAACGCGGTGTCCACGCTGTTCAATGTGCAGCTGGATCTCCAGCATTTGCTCTTCGACATCCAAGACGTTCGCGAGCGCATCCGTGGCGCGTTTTACGCCGATCTCTTCCTCATGCTGGCGTCAACCGTTCCAGGCCGCATGACGGCGACTGAGGTGGCCGAGCGGCACGAAGAAAAGCTTCTCATGCTAGGCCCCGTGCTTGAGCGCCTGCACAATGAGCTACTCAAGCCCCTGATCGACGAAACCTTCACCCGCATGGTGCAGGCCGATCTTATTCCGCCGCCGCCTGAAGCGTTGCAAGGCGTGGAGCTTGACGTGGAGTTCGTGTCCATGCTCGCCCAAGCGCAGCGTGCGATCGGCGTCAATGGCGTTGATCGCTTTGTTGGCGCTCTCGGCGCGGTAGCCCAGATGCGTCCTGAGGTGATCGACAAGATTGACGTGGACAAGTGGGCTGACAGCTATAGCGACATGCTTGGCGTGGATCCCGACATCATCGTCGCATCCGAGAACGTGGCCATCATCCGCCAGCAACGCGCCCAGGCCCAAGCCCAAGCCCAACAGATGCAGGCCGCGCAGATGCAGGCCGATGCAGCCGCCAAGCTTGGCACGGTCAAAACCGACGAAAAGAACGCCGCGACCGATCTCATCAACCTATTCAGCGGCTATGGAGGAACCTGACATGCCTGGAATGAAACCCTACGGAGCCAAGCCCGCTGGCAAAGGCGGAAGAATGACACCCCCGCGCACGCCTCGCAGGCCCGCGCCATCTCGCAAAGGAAAGTAAGCCATGGGTGCGCCCGTCGTTTCACAAGCGCTTGAGACGCTCACAGCCACGATCGAAAACGGCGGCAGTCTGTCCGGCGCTGTAGATCTCGGCGGGCGCAAGCTCGTGGCGATCGACATGCCGTCGTCGTGGACGGCCGCGTCGCTGACCTTCCAGGCCAGCGTGGATGGCGCCACCTATGATGACCTGTACGATGGCGCGACTGAACGCGCGTTGACAGTCGCCGCTTCGCGCTACCTTGCGTTCAATATCGCGGACTGGGTCAGTGTGCGGTTCCTGAAGATCCGGTCAGGCACGGCCGGCACGCCAGTCAACCAGGCCGCAGCGCGCACGCTCACGCTGGTCGTGCAGCCGTGAGCTTATTGTGGGCCAAACGGGGATGGCTCACGCCAGGGTCGCAGTTTCTGCGGGCCGTGGAGCAGTTCGGCGCGACCGACGTTTGGGACTTTGTTGACAACTCATACATGCGCGCTGGCGTGGTGACGACGAACGCGGGGCTGACGGTGACGCGCGCGTCAAGCGGGTATGCAGAGACCACGGGCGGCGTGCTGGTGCCGTTTGCGAGTGGCGAACTGCGGCGCACGGATCGGGGTGTGCTGGTAGAGGGGGCGAGGACGAACCTGCTGCTGAGAAGTCAAGAGTTTGATGATGCGTATTGGACTAAACAGCGAAGCAGCGCCACGGCGAACGCGACGACAGCGCCAGATGGTACAACGACAGCGGAAAAGATAGTTGAAGATACGACGATAACAAACAGCCACGACCTTCGTCGAAGTGCATCAGTGACAAACGGCACAGTCTACACCATCAGCATATTCGCAAAAGCCGCAGAGCGCACTTGGTGTGCGATATATGCAGGCTTTTCGTCTGCGACATCAACAACAAGTTTCGATTTGGGAGCCGGCGTTGTTGGCACGGTATCGGCGAATGCAACGGCCACGATGACGGCACTAGCCAACGGCTGGTATCGCTGCACCATTACAGTCACGGCTAATGCAAGCAGCGGAGCTGTGTTCTTTTACCTTGCTACTGGCGACGGCATTGCTGGCACAAGCTACACCGGCGACGGAACATCCGGTGCGTTTTTCTGGGGCGCCCAACTCGAAGAAGCCGCCTTCGCCTCCTCCTACATCCCCACAGTAGCCAGCACGGTCACGCGGGCGGCGGATTTAGTAACCGCTACTCTCAGCGGATACGCAACAGCCGTGACATTGTTTGGCGAACTGGCTTGCACGCAGTTTGCGGGAACAGGTCCTAGATTTTTCCAGTGGGGAGA